AGTCACGATCTCGGACGAGGTTGTGGCTGTCCCGGCATCGGGAGAACGGATGATCGGTCCTTTCACCGAAGCCTACATGGATACCGATGGGGACGTTACCATCGGGTATTCTTCAACCGGTTCTGTGACGGCTGCTGCTCTGCGGCTTCCGGCTCAGTACTAACCCGCAACCACAAGGTCACTTTAGGAGGATAGACCAATGAACAACCCCCAACGCGGTGAAGTAACAATCGAAGGTCCCGAGGGAGAACTCAAGCTGTGCTTGACCCTCGGTGCCATCGCACAACTCGAAGAAGCACTGGGCATCGACTCTCTGACGGAAATCGAGTCCGTGCTGACCAAGGCCAGCATGAAGCACATGATCCTGATCGTCAAGGCCTTGCTTGCCGGTGGCGGCAACCCGCTTACTGATGAGCAATTCATGACGTGGCAGGTTGACCTGAAAGGCGTCATGGGCAAAATCCAGGAATGCTTCGTGGCCGCTGGTTTCAATGACCCTGACGATGATGGGAAGGGCGATGATGACAAAGAGGAAGGATCGGAAAAAAACTAAAGCGGGGTAAGACGCCGTGGGAGGGATGGATGAAAATTGCCTTCGGGCACATGCACCTCCCTTCCGAAGTCTTCTGGCACTACAGCTTGCGTGAATGGCAGGCTGCCTATAAAGGATACGTCCAGAAGCACAACGGGTCCCAAGGTGTCGATACCCCTCTTGATCGTTCCGATCTTAACTCGCTAATGGAAAGGTATCCAGACGATGGCCCTCGGGAGACTGATTGAAAGACTATTCGTTCAGGTCCGTGCTGATCTGTCCCAGCTCTCGGGGGAGCTCGCTCAAGGTGTTGGTCAAACACGAGCCGCAACCCAGCAGATGGCCCAGCAGTGGGAGACTGTTTCCAGCAGCATTGAGAACCTCACAACCGACCTACAACGAGGCTTGATTACGCAGGGGCAGTACATGTCCCAGCTGAACCGTCATGCCTCGGCTGTATCAAAACTGGGAGGCAGTTACCGAGAGGCACAGCGACAAGTGCACGGGTATGCTGCCTCTCTTCGCACGGCGGCTGCCTCAGCCCCTGTGGCATTCAATCCTGCACCTGTTCGGGCATTCACTCGATCTGCTGGTCAGGCTCGGATGCAGATGATGAACCTCGGCTATCAGATCAATGACGTGGGCATGACGCTTGCGACAGGCATGAACCCGCTCACCGTCTTGATCCAGCAAGGTTCTCAAATTCTTCAAATCTACGCCGGACAAGGGGGTGTCCGGGCAGCACTCGGGGATATCTCGAAGATGCTTGTTGGGATCGGCAAGCGTCTATGGCCTATCGCCATACTGGCAGCGGGCTTCGGCATCCTGACCCGAGAGATCAACAAGACAACCGATATGTCTGTGACCTTTATGGATACCGTGAAGGCGGTATTCCAAGTCCTTGGTCGAAAGATCATGGATGTGATCGGTGGACCTCTGCAATGGCTTAAAGAGAAATTCGGTGAGGTGCTTGACTTTATCGCCGTATGGTTCCCGAAGATCATGAATGCCGTAATCGGTGGGACACGAGCAGCGGTCCGGATTATCGCGGCGACCTGGGACCTACTCCCGGATCTGTGGTACGATGTGTGGAACACAATCCGCAACACCACGCTTGAGTGGATCGCCGTGATCGTCAATCTGATTACTCAGACCATGCTGCCGGGCTTTCTGCGTGGCATTGATCGGATTATTCAAGCCTTCGTCTTTGCCTTCGAAGCAATCAAAATTATTTGGCAACAGCTACCTGACCTTATGGCAGACGCTATCGGAGGCGCAGTGAACTTCGTCCTCAACGGTGTGGAGAACATGGTCAATGCTTCGATTGCGGGTATCAATAAACTGATCGAGGGCCTTAATGCCCTGATGGAGTTTGTGGGAGCTGACAAGGCTCTTGAGCTGTTTGGGTTTAGCGGACAGATCAACCCGCTTGACGATGCTGACCTGAGCCAGTGGCAAATGGAAACGGGCAATGCACTGAACAACACGGCTGAGCGACTCGGGGCAGCTGCTGCTGAGACATTTAACACGGCCTATCTCGAAGGTATTGTCAATGTACCGCCCATGGACTTAAGCACCCATCTCGGTGTGGGTCGCAACGCCTGGTCAGAACTTGGCCGACAGATCAGCGAGATCATGCAGGAGGAACTCAACACCGACTTCATGGGAGACTTTTTCGACGAGGTCCGTATCCAAGCAATCGAAAATGCCATGGCTCGTGTCGCTGCTGGTGTCGAGGACGTAGGAGGCGCTGCTCGCAGTGCTGCCGAAGAAGTCAACAAGATGATGGAACAACTTGAGGAGGGATTGACCACAGCAGCTGACAATCTGGCACAGGTGTTCGGCAATGCGTTTGAACGACTAGCTGAGACGGGTCGCTTCACCTTCCGCGAGTTCGTTCAGGATATGAACCGCTTGATTATCCGGTCGACCTCTGAGCTGTTGCAGCAAGAACTATCGAACTTGTTCAAACAACTTGCCACATCTCGCGGAGGTCTTGGCTCTATCTTTTCCAACATTTTTACCGGGTTGTTCGGCGGAGGAGCGGGGTTGTCCTTTAATGCTCGGGGAGGTACCGTAATGCCCTGGCAAGACTTTGTTGCTGGTGAGGAGGGTCCCGAACTTGTCACTCAAGACGGACCTTCCGGAGCACGTAGGGTTAAAACCGCGGGACAAACTGCTGCTATGAGGCAGGGGGTTTCACCGATAGTCGTTAACCAATATATCCAAACTCCGGACGTAGAGAGCTTCCGTCAATCGCAAGGACAACTTGCATCGCGGGCAACTATGTTTCTGGCACGTGGTAGGAGGAACCAATAATGGCATTCCACGAAACACGCTTTCCAACAGGCATTGCGCTTGGGGCTCGTGGCGGACCGAGGCGTCGGACAATCATCGCCCCTTCAGGCTCTGGGTATGAGCATCGTAACGCACAGTGGGCTGACTCTAAGCGGTTTTATAATGCGGGCTATGGGGTCAAGGACATTGACGACCTCCATACTGTGGTCGAGTTCTTCGAGGAACGCAACGGTCGACTTCATGGCTTTCGTTGGAAGGACAAGACCGATTGGAAGTCCTGCAAACCCCGGGTAGTACTCAACTTTGATGATCAAACCATCGGTACGGGAGATGGATCCACTACAACCTTTCAACTTAAGAAAGTTTACGGATCTACCAATCCTTATACCCGTGATATCAAAAAACCCGTACTTGGCACCGTGAGGATCGGGATCAACGGAGTCGAGCAAACCTCGGGATGGACTGTGGACACAACCACCGGGGTTGTGACTTTTACCGTTGCACCAACCAATGCTTATCCAGTAACCGCTGGGTTTGAGTTCGATGTGCCTGCCCGCTTTGACACCGATTTCTTGGAGATTGACTATTCTAACTTCGATGCCGGGGCAATTCCCGATATCCCGATTGTGGAGGTTCGAGTATGAGGACTGATATTCCCGCACCCCTTCAAACGCATCTGGATACTCGTGAGACCACGCTGTCCTGGTGCTGGAAAATTGAACGCCGTGATGGTGTGACGATGGGTTTCACCAATCATGACCGAGACCTGATCTTTGACTCCGTGACGTATGAGGCGTCTACGGGGTTTCTCGGTACTGAGATTGAGTCACAGCTCGGCATGAATGTGGACAACATGGATGTCTATGGTGCAGTGGACTCGACTAACATCTCTGAGGCTGATATCGAGGCGGGTCGATATGATAATGCCGACGTGACAGTCTATCTGGTGAACTGGTCCGATGTGTCCCAGCGTGTTGTCATGAAGAAGGGCAATATCGGCAACGTCAAACGGGGTCAAATCATGTTCGAAGGTGAAGTCCGAGGCATCAGTCACGAGCTTCAAGAAGTTCAAGGCCGTCTGTATGAATATAAGTGTGACGCCCTTCTAGGTGACGGTCGTTGCACCAAGGTTGTTTCAGGATCGACCTACACCGGCAACGGCACTGTGGTATCCGCCGATGGTCGGGCATTGATGACTGCTTCCGGACTGGACAGCTACACTTCGGGATGGTTCAGCCGGGGTAAGCTGACCTTTACTTCAGGAAACAATAATGGCCTGTCTCGTGAAGTCAAGACCCACATCAACTCAAACGGCATCGTGACTGTCAGCCTGTGGGAGCCCTTCCCCTGGAACATTGCAGTATCCGATACCTTTGACATAGTGGCAGGCTGTGACAAACTGTTCAAGACCTGCAAAGCCAAATTCAATAACGCAATCAACTTTCGAGGCTTCCCGCATATCCCCGGTCCCAGCACCGTGACTTCCTATACGAATACGGGTGACCCGAACATGGATGGAGGAGGGAACTTCGTTGGAAAGGACTGAACAAGCCGTAGAGCTCGCCCGCACCTGGCTGGACACACCGTACTTACATCAGGCATGCTTGAAAGGGGTCGGCGTAGATTGCGTCGGCCTCATCCGTGGTATCTACCATGAGATGTATGGGGTTGAACCCCCCGAGCTGATCAAGTATAGCGCTGACTGGGGTGACAGCAACGGCAACGAGGATATGCTTGTTGCTGCTCGCAAATACCTCGAGCCAGTACCGCTTGACCAGGTTGACGCCGGGCACGTTGTACTGATGCGCTGGCAGAAGCATCGTGTGGCTAAGCACAGCATGATTATGACCGGCAAAACGACTGCCATTCACGCATACAATCGCGTACCGGTTATCGAAATTGATCTACACAAGTGGTGGCTTGACAAAATCGTCTATGCCTTCACATGGCCCGAGATCGTGACTGGGAAAC